CCGATGTTCAAGATCTTCGCGCCCCTGCTCAAGGCGAGCATGGGTCCAGACGGCAAGATGAGGCTCCACGGGATCGCCAGCTCCACGGTCACCGACCGCCACGGCGACACCATGACCGCCTCGGCGCTCTCGGACATGGAACGCGCCGCCAACAACAACCTGACGATCTTCCTGAACCACGAGTACCGGGTTCCCGAGGACGTCGCGGGATCGGTCGAGCGGGCCATCATCCGCTCCCACCCGCAGGACCAGAACATCCACGACCTGTCGCTCGACATCGTGATCAACCAGAGCAACGACCGGGCCGTGAAAGCCTGGGAGGCGATCAACGCCGGGACCCAGCTCGGGCTCTCCATCGGGGCGATGATCCCGGAGGGCGGCGCTCAGCGCGACCGCAAGACCGGCGCCTACAGCATCGACCACGTCGATCTCCTCGAGACCTCCCTCGTCGGCGTCCCCGCGAACCCCCGTTCGTGGGTCGAGTACGCCGTGAAGTCCCTCACCGGGATCGAGAAGCAGTTCGAGGAGGAGGACCTGACGGCGGAGGAGGTCGAGGACCAGATCGAGGCCGACGCCGAGATCCCCGAGCAGACCAGCGTCCTCGAGGAGATCCTCGTCGCGGAGGGCGCCGAGCTCGTCCCGGCCATCGATACCGAGATGACCGAGGAGGCCGTCGAGGAGCGCCTCGGGAACACCGACCCGGAGCCTGACGCCGTCTACTCGGAGCCCAACACCGCGACCTTCAACGACACCAACTACACCCTCATCACCACCGACAACACGAACCCCACCATCACGGACGCGACGGTGTCGATCTCGACCCCGTACGCGGACATCAACATCGACACCGGCAACCGGGGCGGCAAGTCCACCCCGAGTGACGGCACCTCGCAGGAAGCTCCTCCGAGCGCCCCTGAGAACGAGGAAACGGACGAGGACGAGACGCTCAATCCCTGGGCGGCCATCGGCCTTTCCGGCGAGCCCGAGGTCGAGGAGATCGAGCCGGCGCTCCAGATCCTGGAGCCTACCGTCGTGGCCTCCCTGCGGACCTCCAGCGACCTCCTGAAGGCGATCACCCGCGAGCTGATCGACACGAAGAAGGCCCTGGACGACGCCCTCCTCGAGCGGGACGCGGCCATCGAGGCAACCGAGAAGGTCCTCGCGAACACGGCCCAGATCCTGGCCCGCCTGTCCGCAACCCCCGTGGGACGTCGCGCCACGGTCCGCCAGGCTACCGAGCAGTTCGAGAGCCTCAAGGCGGTCTACGGCGACGACTTCCTCACCCTTCTCAAGAAAGGATGACCAGCTATGGCGATGTCGCCTGAGCTGGAGGCCCTCCTGAAGGGTGTCCTCGAGACGCAGGAGCAGATCGGTCAGACGCTCCTGAAGATGAACGAGGCCCCCAACGTCTCGACCACGGCCACGGCCGGCGTCGAGGACCAGGGCACTCCGGCCCCCAACACCCGCCGCTACATCACTCCCGAGGAGCGCATCGAGCTCTCCGAGACCCTCCGCTCCAAGTCCGTCTCGCAGATCACGGAGCTTGTCACCCGACAGGCCGCCAAGCGGGACACGGGCATTCCGCTCGACCTCTGGCTGAACACGGCGGGCTTCGCGGCCCAGAACGTCTTCAACCAGATCGGCGGCAGCCTGGACCCGGATATCCGCAAGGCCCTCGACACGGGCGGCGCGGCTGCCCTCATCCGGCAGGACCTCGAGCCGATGCTCTACGAGGTCTTCGTCCGCATGTTCCCGGCCTACGACCGGTTCCCGAAGGAGCCGGCAAACGGCCTGGTCCACGCCTGGAACCAGATCACGGCGTACGGCGACGCCAAGTTCATGGCCGAGCTCGGCACCGTGTCCGACGACACGAGCACCTACGAGCGGAAGACCACGAACGTCGCGATCCTCGCCACCCGCCGGGGCATCAGCCTGAAGTCCCAGTTCGCCGTCATGGCGGGCGGGATGAACTACAACCCTGAGGCCATCGAGCTCCAGGGCGGCCTCCGGGCGATGGCCCACAAGATGCAGAAGCAGATCTTCGGCGGCAACGCTGCGGTCGCTTCCGGCACGGCCGACGACGAGTTCGGCCTCTACGACGCGAACGCCTTCACCGGCCTTCGCCAGCTCCTGACGACCAACGCCGTCAGCTTCGACCCGTCCACCTTCGTGGCCGAGACCACCTCGACCTACGCGACCGGCGCGTTCCGCAACCAGGTGGACAAGGCCCTCCTGTACATCACCCAGGCAGGCGGCATGCCGTCGATCATCTGGGGCCATCCGCAGGAGAAGATCACGTTCGACGAGCAGCAGGACACCAACGTCCGCCTGGTCGGCCCGAACTACGTCAACATCGGCGTCGGCGTGACTGCCCAGGCGGTCAACACCTACGCCGGCCAGATCCCCTTCGCCACGGTGCCGGGCGACTCCATCGCCTCGTACCACATCGGGGAGACCCTCTACCGCGACCTGTACCTCCTCGACGAGGGCAGCATCTCGCTGCCCTACCTCGGGAGCCCGGGCCCGACGGTCCTCGAGATCCCCATCGGCATCAGCGGCCAGCTCACCCACCTGTACATCGTCTTCATGATGAACGGGCTCGCGGTGAAGGTCCTTCCGTGGAGCAACAAGATCCGCGTGAAGGTCGCCTCGTAGGCCACAGCGTGAGAGGGTCGTCCTTCGGGGCGGCCCTCTCGCACGCCCGGAGGGCGCGATGTACCTGACTCCAGCGCGGTTCCGGGAAATGGGCATGGGCATCGACACGTCCGAGCTCGACGATGCCGAGCTGCTGTCGCTGATCAACCAGGCGACGGCGGTCGTGAACGCCTACTGCAACGTGCCCCGGATCCCCCAGATGCACGACTTCCGGGGCGGGACGATCACGAACGAGGCGCACACCTGGCGCTACCCGGTGAGCTCCCTCGACATCGGCCAGCGCCGCCAGTACCTCTTCCACTGGCCGATCCTCGCGATCAGCCAGTTCCGCATCTACGTCACGAACACGCAGTACATCGAGATCGCCCCGACCGAGCTGCTGATCAACAACAGCGAGAGGTACTTCGAGATCGTGTCGCTGGCGATCACGAGCTTCGGCCTCTTCAACGCCCTCATCGTCCCGAACGTGTACCTCGCCTCGCCGCTCGCCAAGACGTCCTACACCTACGGCTGGGACTTCGAGGTCACCGACGAGTACCTGTCCTGCACCGACGGCCAGACGTGGCGGGCCCAGAACCAGTTCTGGTTCACCGACACGGGCCGCGAGCCGGTGATCAAGAAGAACGGAACGGTCCAGACGACCGGCTTCACGGTGGACGCCACGGAGGGGACGGTCGTCTTCACGGACAACCTCCTCGCGACCGACACCGTGTCGGCGTCCTACCACCACAAGCTCCACCCGGACATCCAGTACGGGACGGGCCACATCGTGGCCTACCTCCATGGCACCGCCGAGCTGCATTCCCGGGGCATGGCCCACCTCACGCGGTTGCGGGTGGCCGAGGTCGACATGGAGCGCGACCTTCGGAGGGCGGCCCCGCAGGGCCTGGTCGAGAACCTCAACATGCTGATCCCCGAGGCTGCCCTGCTTCTTGGTGGCTTCGCGGCAGACAACCTCACGGTGCGCTGAGACATGCCACGGCAGGATCGCTTCCTGACCGAGAACCAGATGGAGCGGATGCGCGACCTGGCCCTGCTCGGGATGATCACTCCGGTCACCATCGAGCGCCGGGCGGAGGGGCCCGTTCCTCCCGACGGCGATTACGGCGACGACTTCCTCCAGTACACGGTCACGGCCGAGACGCGGCGCCAGACCGTCAATGGCTGGTTCTACTCCACCCCCACCCCGGTCCAGGACGTGGATACGGGGCAGATCGTCACGGTCAACACCTACCGCCTCTTCCTGCCGGTCGGGACCGACATCAAGGTCGGTGACCACGTCCACGTCGGCAACGCGGATCCCCGCGACGACTACACGGTCTCGGACACGACGGCCGAATCGACCTGGCTGCCCCTGCTGACGTGCAGCCTGAGGAAGAAGGAATGAACTTCGACGAGCTCGGGGAAGTCATCCTCGACGCGGCTGCCAGGGCCCTGGGAACCGGGGCCGTCCTGGTCGAGGCCAGGGCGAAGCGGCACGCCCCGGTGCGGAGCGTCTTCGCCGGGACTCCCCAGCCCAGCCCCCGCCGGGTGAAGGTCGACGAGGACCAGTGGGAGACGGAGTACTCCGACTACATCCGGGAGCTCGACTTCGGGGAGGTCATGTCCGACCGCCGGGCGATGATCAGGGCGGGCCTGCCGCCGCGATCCATGGCCGGCGTGACGACCCAGCATGCACCGACCTGGTGGGCCCAGCGCCGGATGGCGAACCTCCAGGAGATGCTCGACAAGGGGGAGTTCCTCTCCCGCAAGGAGGAGCGGCAGAACCCGGACCAGGAGCCCACGACGTGGGCCCTCTCGAGTCGTGGGGCATCCGAGGTTCGCACGAAACGGGCCCTCTTCTCCACCGGGGGGCACCAGCACATCGGCGGGCGGCTCCGGGGATCCATTCACGCCACCAAGGCGGTCATCTCGGGGAGATCGGCAGAGGCATGGGTCCTCGCTGGCGGCGACGAAGCGCCGTACGCGAGGTTCCAGGAATACGGGACGCGGCACAACACCGCCCACCCCTTCCTCCGCCCGGCCGCCCTGGAGAGCCAGGAAGACGTGGCAGCCATCGTAGGGGCTGCCGTTCGACGAGCCTCCCGCACCGGGGCTGGCCGGACGAGCATCGAGATCGTGGTGCGGCTGTGAAGGAGGAGGACTGATGCCGGGGTTCGTGCTCGACGCTCTCGTCAGGCGCCCGACGTCAACCAGCGCCTCCATCAAGCGAGCGGTCGTGCGAAGGCTTCGGGCCTCGCCGGCTCTCGTGGCCGCCATCGCAGGCGGGATCCACGAGGGGATCGCTCCCCGCAAGGTCCGCTACCCGTTCATCACCTACCAGCTCGCGGGCGCCAGTTACGGATACGACTGGGGTGCCGTGATGCTGCGGGTGCTGATCGACGTGTCGGTCTTCGCGGAGAACCCCGTCGATGCCAACAACATCGACGCGCTCATCGCCGGGGCGCTCAACGAGGCTGCGCTCTCGGTCGAAGGGCAGACCAGCTTGCTTTGCCGCCGGGTCGCGGATCTGCCAACGGGGCCAGACATCGACTCCGAGGGGAAGCGCATCTACCAGGTGGGGGGTTCGTACTCCATCTGGACCGATCAGTCGCTCTAGGGGTGACCGATGGCGATTGACGGGAAGCTCCACGGCAAGAACGGAGCCCTCTACATCAACGGCTCGAAGGTGTCGAACAAGACCGAGTGGACCCTGAACATGAGCCGTGACTACGCCGACGTCTCCACGTTCCGTGACAAGAACAAGGTGTACGCCGCCGGACTCATGGACATCTCGGGGACCTTCGCGGGATTGCTCGACGTGAACGGGGATCTCGCCCTCCAGAGCAGCGACGGGGTGGCCTACACGGTCGCCCTGTATGCCGAGGACAACACGACCCTCGTCGCCACCGGGCCCGCGTTCATGGATGCCTCCGTGACGGCCAGCATCACCGATGCGGTCCGCATCACCGGCAACTTCAAGGCTGCCGGGGAGTGGACGATTTCCTGAAGGAGTAAACCACCATGGCGACAGGAGCCGGCACCAAGCTGCACGGCAAGAACGGGGCCATCTACCTCGGCGGCCTCAAGGGCACCGGGGTCAAGGTCACGACCAAGACCGAGTGGACCCTCAACCTCTCCCGCGACTACGTCGATGCCACCGTGTTCGGTGACACCAACAAGACGTACCTC